TGATTTTTCAATATTTCTACGAGCTCCCTTCGGTCGCTCTCCGGAATATAAAAGAAATCCTACAATCTCCCTTCGGTCGGTTTCCTGATTTTTCAATATTTCTACGAGCTCCCTTCGGTCGCTCTCCGGAATATAAAAGAAATCCTACAATCTCCCTTCGGTCGGTTTCCTGATTTTTCAATATTTCTACGAGCTCCCTTCGGTCGCTCTCCTGAATATAAAAGTTTCGAAAAATAATCAGTTTGGCAAAGGGTTAACCCTTTAACGGTTGTAAACATTTTTTTGTGTTTACATTTATTTTATAAATACCTTACTTATAATGGTTTCATATTTTATTATTTATCGGTAAAATATAAAATTTACAACTGACAGAAGCGGCAAAGGATTGAAAAATCCGGAAAACGACCATAGGGAGTTTGTAGGATTTCTTTTATATTGCGGAGAGCGACCGAAGGGAGCTCGTAGAGATATTAAGGTATATAACGAAACAATTCATTCTCATAAATAGTCGCCTTAAATCTATCCCCGTATCCTTCCACAAATACAATATCTCCATTATATAAAGGGTCGCACCCATATTCATTTATGCAATTACGTCCTTCTTTGCGAATTGGAAGTTTCGTATTCACGTTTCCAGAATTTGATATAGTATAATATTGATACTTATCTCTCCCATTCATTACGCGTCGACCCATGAGTGGTAATATTTTCGGGTCAATGGCAATCATATCTTCCATTTCTTTCCTATTCTTACCGTTTCCAACCTCTCTGGTCAATATACCTATTTGAGTAAATTCCGGTGAAAATCCACGTGTTTGTATATTTATCGAACGCCCCGTATACCCACCGCCACCGACTCCATTCAAAGAAGGCGGAATACCCCGTAAGTCGCCACTGTCGATAGGAAAGAACACCCCGTCGTTCTTCAATGGAGGATAGTATGGGTCGTTAAATTTGTCACTATGTCCGCTAACTTCTACAACTGTTGTATTTTGAGGCGGTGTCTGGGTAAAATATACTGGGTTCTTTACACTTGCCGTGGTAGAAAGTAGGATATATAACAATAGACCGACAATAGTTATTATCGCGGATACTATTATAACTGGAAATGAAATATATACTCCACTAGTGCTATTGGAAACAGTATTACCAACACTATTTTTGTTAGTGCTAGTAGCTTTATTACTATTATAAATTGGCCACTTCTTGACCATGTTATATCATACTTAAAGAAATACTTCATATTAAATGTATATCCCGATATTTTAAAAGAAATGGAAATAAATAGTTGGGAAGATTTTGATATATATTTTACTCTTAACGAAAAGCTAAAATTATTGAAAAATGAACTCAATCGGACAAAGAGAAAAATAATTGTAAATCAGTTTATTAAATACCATTTAATGGATAATAACCCGTATGATACGAAATACTTTTGGGTGAATGATGAACATGTAAGAGAGTTTAGTGATAGACTATATTCTAAAATGTTGCATTATGAATACGTTAAATCAACTATATTTAATATTCAAAACGAAATTAATCAAACAGAGACGAATTCAAAGAAACGCAAAGTGAAAGGTTCTTTGAATAAAACGTTAGATACAGCGAACGCAGGCGATAATGAGGAGGAAGGTTGTGTTGAAAATAATAATATTCCTACGAACTCCCTACAGTCGTTATCCGGATTTTGCAATTATGAATATGACGGGGAGTATTATATTGAAAAATCCGGAGGAGTGGCCGAAGGCCACGACGTAGGGTTTCTTTTATATTCCGGAGAACGACCGCAGGGAGTTCGTAGGAATATTGGTACTGATAACCACCCCGATTATGAAGTGGAAGAAGGCGAGGATGACGAGGAGGAAGAAGGCGAGGATGACGAGGAGGAAGAAGGCGAGAATAACGAGGAGGAAGAAGGCGAGCTGGACGAGGATGAAGAAGGCGAGCTGGACGAGGATGAAGAAGGCGAGCTGGACGAGGATGAAGAAGGCGAGCTGGATGAAGAAGGCGACCCGGACGAGGAGGAAGAAGGTGAAGGCGACCCGGACGAGGATGAAGATATAAATACAATGAATTGGGTAAACAGCACAGACAACTTAAAAAAGAATTTCAGTTTTCCTCTCATTCCTTCGTTTTTGTTAGACTTGTTTATTGAAAAATCCGGAAAACGACCGTAGGGAGTTTGTAGGATTTCTTTTATATTGCGGAGAGCGACCGAAGGGAGCTCGTAGAAATATTGAAAAATCCGGAAAATAACCATAGGGAGTTTGTATGATTTCTTTTATATTTCGGAGAGCGACTGAAAGGAGCTCGTGGAAATATTCTCCTCGGGCGTTTTCATTTCCACTGCCACTAGGTTATTCATTATCTCCATTTTACGCATAGATTCTATAATACTTTTATTCTTGTCATTCTCCAACCCCATGTACAAGTATTCCGTCTTCGGAGTTTCTTCGTTCTTTTTTATTTCTTTGTAAATTGTATTGATGTTTGCAACCACTGTTTTAACAATTTCTTTATTTGATACAATCTCTGTATCACGTGCAATGTGTTCTGTGAGCATTGCCACCGCCGCATACAATATATATCGCCGTTTCTTTGCCGCCGCAGTTGTATATTTGATGGTAAATAGTCCGTTTAGAGATTTCACTATATTAACGATAAAGTCATCCCCTTTCTCTCTCGCATAATGAAATATAGCATCCCATATAATCCATATAATATCCATCTGATACTTCGCCTCGACATCATATGACCTTCTTTCACAAACACAGCATTCCTTCCGAGTTTTACAAATGACATCGAATTCTATCATCCATTCTATCCAATAACACGCTGTGAGTGTATTATTGGAATCGTTTGAAATTGCATAAGAAAATTCATTAACTGCAATGACAAGTTCTTTGGGGTCTTTCGGTCTGAAAAATGGTTTTATATAATCAATGGTGGGTGCTTTCAATCTTTCGGGCATTTGGGTAATATCGAATTCTTCTATACGGTTTATTTTTATGGGTTCGATGCTATGTTTTTTCTTTGAAAGAGTCAATACTACTATTATTTCGGCAAAAAGTTGGCGTATTTTTTCGTTGTTTCTTAGTTGCAGTATGTTAGTGAAAATACTCTGATTTACTATATTTGAAAATATCATATAACGATTATTTAAATACGCCGCTAGTTTTGGATTCGCAAGATGGATATGTTTTCCGTAATAGGTGAGTATAATTTCCCATAAGTCTAGAATATGACCGGAAGAGATGAGCTCCGCTGACCAATAACAGGATTGTTCTATCTTTGATTTGAAAAGGCTGTCTAAAAGTTTCGTTTTTACCTGTGTTTTCTTGTATTTCGAGAATGTGATACATCGGAAATCTTCGCGTATGTCGTTAATAAAACTTGGTTCAAGAACTTGGTTTGGGTCTAGCTCATTATCGACATCCATTGGGTTGTTATTTCGTTGGTTGTTTGATTATAATTATATACAAATTCTTTGAAACTTACGTATATACTCCTTTACACCTTTAACCATTTAACGATTTTACCGATGGATTTGTTGGTAAATGAGTTTGAATTATGTAAAGTTATATATACAATATTCCTACGAGCTCCCCCATTGGGGGCGAAGCCCCCAGTGAAACCCCTTTTGCTTCTTACTTTTGGGTAGGCCTAGCCTACCCGAAAAGTAGGATTCGGTCGTTCTCCGGAATATAAAAGAAATCCTACGAGCTCCTTTCAGTCGCTCTCCGGATTTTTCAATCTTCAAGGGTGTAAATGTGTAATGTCAAAAAATTGATTATGTAGTCATCTATAATCAACATAAACAATATTTGCAAATATAATACAATTCAACATTTATCATATTCACAATATTGAATAATGACTCGAACTGATATTGAAAAATCCAGAGGAGTGGGCGAAGACCACGACGGAGGATTTCTTTTATATTCAGGAGAGGGGGAGAAGCATCCGGAGCGTCAAGAAGGAGCCGTCCAGGACACTCAACCTACCGCTACTGTTGAGGAGAGTAAAAATACTTCTTTCACACCGACTACAAAGAAAATCATTTTAAAGAAAAAGACAAATACAAAGACCCCATCTAATAAAATCAAAAATACACAGACAGTCAGTGAAACCACAGATACTAAATTCGATAAAAAGGTTTCTATAGAAACCGACTTTGAAAAATCGGTTGAAAATTCTCCTCAATTCGTTTCTGTAGAGAATGCAATCAAAGAAATATTGAACTCCGAGAAACAAACCCCTCTCGCACACGAAGGTGTTCTAGACCACCTCGGCGAATATATCGAAGAACCGTTTCAAATACTAGAATCCTATTTCCGCGGGCAATATCTCGAACGCCTGGTTCGGCATCAAATCGAGTCATACAACCATTTCATCAATTATCAAATACAAAGAACTATACAAATGTTCAATCCACTGATAGTCCGGTCTGAAAACGACTACGTCGAACATGAAGACAAGTATATGCTGGAAATCCACATCAGTTTCATAAACTTCAAAATGTATCCGCCCCAAATATATGAAAACAACGGAGCGACAAAAACGATGTTTCCCCAAGAAGCCAAACTCCGCAATTTTACATACGCATCTGCAATGGTGGTGGATATACAAATACAGTATATCATACGCAATACTACGTCTATGGATGCCCCTCGTACTATTACGAAAATACTACCCAAAATCAATATCGGGAAAATGCCAATTATGATAAAATCCAGTATTTGTGTACTTAACCAGTCGAAATACCTCGACCCACGTGTCATAGGAGAATGCCCTATGGATTGTGGAGGCTACTTCATTATTAAAGGCTCCGAAAAAATCGTCCTCGGTCAAGAACGCGCGGCGGAAAATAGAGTCTACTGTTTCTTTGAGAAAAATACCACGAAATGGGACTGGTATGCAGAAATCAAATCGGTCCCCGATTCAAAATGCATTTCGCCCAAACAGATAGAAATTCTTATTTCTTCTAAGAACAATGGTTTTGGCAAAGGGATATATGTCAATATTCCGCGCATTAAAAAACCCATCGAACTCTTTGTGTTGTTTCGAGCCTTGGGTGTAATAAGTGACAAGAATATATGTCAACATATCATATTGGACGTGGATGACGAGAGCAATAACGAACTTCTCAAACTGCTACAAGCATCGATAATTGACGCAAATAAATATACCACCTATGAACAGGCGCTGCAACATATCACAACGTATGTTGCATATACCCCCATCAATATGGAACGCGAGAAGGGATATGCAAAGAAACGCGAATTCGCGCTAGAGGTCCTCGAAAACGACCTATTTCCCCATTGTAAGACCAAGTCACAGAAATTGTACTATTTGGGGTATATGGTAAAAAAACTCCTACAGACGAGTATGGGGCTTTTCCCCGCCGATGACCGGGATTCTTATGTAAATAAACGGATTGAGTTGACCGGAACGCTACTGAATAATCTCTTTCGCAATTACTTCAATAAACTCGTCAAAGAAATGCAGAAACAGATTATACGCGAAATCAATAATGGGTCTTGGCGGTCAATGGACGACTTTGAAAATATCATCAACATGACGAATATATACAAAATCATGAAGTCGACTACGATTGAAAACAGCATCAATCGCGCACTGGCCACGGGGGACTTCAGTATTAAACAGTCGAATAGTTCAAAAGTGGGGGTCGCTCAAGTGCTGAACCGAATGACATATATGGCCTCTTTGAGTCATTTACGGAGAATAAATACTCCGTTGGAAAATAGCGGAGAACTGATAGCCCCCCGAAAGTTACATAATACTACATGGGGGTATTTGTGCGCTGTTGAGAGTCCAGAGGGGGGGTCAATCGGAATCGTGAAGAATATCAGTTTCATGACTCATATAACCATACCCACCAGTAGTACGTCTTTATATGATATTATCCTCCCGTTAGTGGAGCAAATCGTGCCTGACCTTCCTACGAAGACGTTCTTTAAAAAACCCAAGATATTCATTAATGGCTGTTGGGTGGGAGTGACGAACACGCCATTTGAATTATATAACTTAATCAAAGAGAAGAAATACAGTGGTATTATCAATATTTATACCTCCGTCATTTTCGACTGCAAACTACTGGAAATACGTATATGTAACGACGGGGGGCGACTCACGCGTCCAGTGCTACGCGTAAAGAATAACCGTGCGATTCTCACCCACGACGTTTTGGAGAAACTGGAGAACAAAGAAATCGGATGGAATGACCTTTTGACGAACTGTCGTATCAATGAGTCTGTGATAGAGTATATTGACGTGGAAGAACAATGTCATTCGATGATAGCAATGAAATCCAAAGAATATTATTTACAGAATTCGGAGGCGAAAATCAACTATACTCATTGCGAGATTCACCCCAGTACGATTTTCGGAATACTGGCCTCCTGCATTCCATTCCCGGAAAATAATCAAGCTCCGCGAAATACCTATCAAACCTGTCAAGCAAAACAGGCGATTGGGGTATATTCCCTCAACTTCGATAAGCGTATGGACAAGACATCTCATGTATTGACCTACCCATCCAAACCACTCGTCGAAACCCGTTTGTTGAATTTCATCAAACTCAATAATGTACCCTCCGGTCATCAAATACACGTTGCAATCATGACCTATACCGGTTATAATCAGGAAGATAGTATATTGATTAATAAAGGGTCGGTGGACCGCGGTCTTTTCATGGAAACGGTGTATCATACTGAAAAAGACACGGACGAAAATATCATCCGCGACGAAATTATCCGTTGCAAACCCGACCCCGAAAAAACGAAAGGAATCAAATTCGGGAACTATAGTAAACTCGATGCGAATGGGTTTGTCCCCGAAAACACGTTCATACAAAATCGCGATGTTATTATTGCAAAAATAGTACCTATCAAAGAAAACCGGAATGACCCGACTAAACCTATCAAATACGAAGACCAGAGTAAGATATATAAAACAGATGAGGAGACATATGTGGATAAAAACTACACCGGTAGAAACGGGGATGGATACAACCAGGCCAAAGTCCGAATGAGAACTCTACGTAAACCCGTCATTGGGGATAAGTTCTCCAGTAAGGCTGGTCAAAAATCGACGGTGGGGTTAATAGTAGAAGAGCAGAATATGCCTTTTACTAAAAATGGACTGCGACCAGACATTATATTGAACCCCCATGCAATCCCGTCTAGAATGACAATCGCACAGTTGAAAGAGACGATTTTCGGCAAGGTGTTACTGGAGCTGGGATTGTTTGGGGACGGGACCAGTTTTGGAAACATGTCGGTTCGTACCATCATAAATGAACTGCAAAGAGTGGGGTATGAGAGTTACGGAAATGAGGTTATGTATGATGGTATGACGGGAGAGCAGTTGGAAGCGAGTATATTCATAGGACCTACTTATTATATGAGACTGAAACATATGGTTAATGACAAGGTCCATTCGCGTTCAACGGGCGCGGTTACTGGATTAACCCGACAAGCGTGTGAGGGGCGGTCTATAAATGGGGGGTTGCGTGTGGGGGAGATGGAAAAGGACGCGTTGCTGTCTCATGGAATGTCGAACTTCTTGCGTGACCGATTCTATAATTGTGCCGACAAGTTCGAGATATATGTATGTAATCGGTGTGGGATGAATTCTATATATAATGATGGTCGTGGCGGCGGCGGCGGTGGAGGTAACGGACGCGGGAGAAATATCTACGGAAGTGATATGAATATACATCTATGTAAGACTTGCAATAATACTACTGACTTCTCTAAAGTTCAAATACCGTTTGCTTGTAAATTGTTGTTTCAAGAATTGCAGGCGATAAATGTTGTACCGCGTATTATCACCGAAGGTTAGTTTTGGAGCGACCGAGAGGAGCTCGTAAGAATGTTGATATTTTTGGTTGAGCTATATTGTGGCCGATATGATATATTACCACTCCCACCTCCACAGTTGAAAGCTCCTCGATTTCGAACACGAGTCAGTGCATTTCCTGAAGTGGTCAAACACGTATTTTTTTTTATTTTATCCAAATAAACACCAGTATATGTACTTTTGGGTTGAATGGGACAATAGGTTTTGTTCTCCATCGCATCTTTACATATACACTCGCTGTTCCATGAGCGAAGAGGCAGTTTTATATCATTCTCCATTCTATCTTCGAAAGAAGTAGAGCCACCGTATACTGTGTTCGTCGAGTTTCCTATAACAACGTTATGTGAGTCCACTACCAGTAAGTGACTGAGAGCAGACAAGACCGTATCTGATGGATTGTTCTTTGAAAATATATACCCTCCAGGGTGTCCTAACTGGCTGTTTATATAACTACTTGAATGGATGGCGGTTTTAGATGTACCGTATATTTCATTCCCCCCCAGTTCGTTCCTAAATATTTTCAAGGGAAGAGACCGGAAAATATTCTTCGAAGAAGGGGCGGATGGGGTTTTAATATTGTTTTTTGTGTATATGGGGAACTTTTGGTAAAATACTCCTTTTTTCCAGTGAACAATTGGTTGTAAATAGGTACTGCTAAGTGAGTCGAGACCATAACGATTGTTTACTGAAAAGGTAGAAATCATTATACCGGTCAAAAATAAAAATGAGACAAATATAGTTATGATTTATATATTTTATGAATTGAAGAATCCGGAAAACGACCGTAGGGAGTTTGTAGGATTTCTTTTATATTGAAAAATCCGGAGGAGTGGCCGAAGGCCACGACGTAGGGTTTCTTTTATATTCCGGAGAACGACCGCAGGGAGTTCGTAGGAATATTGAGGAGAGCGACCGAAGGGAGCTTGTAGGAATATTGAAGAATCCGGAAAACGACCGTAGGGAGTTTGTAGGATTTCTTTTATATTGAGGAGAGCGACCGAAGGGAGCTTGTAGGAATATTGAAGAATCCGGAAAACGACCGTAGGGAGTTTGTAGGATTTCTTTTATATGTGAAATACGAAATACTTTCAGACCAAAGTTTGAATGTTGATATAGGATAGTAATATGGGTAAAACTGTTTCTAATTTATTGTCCTCTGCTATATTCACTATTTCCGGTATTCTGGGTCCTTCCGTTTCTTCCACTAACCATTTTTTATAACAAGATTCACATTGCTCCAAATATTCTATAGTAATATTCTCTTCCCCTTTTCTAGAGCGTTTTTGTATTCGTTCAAAACACACATTTGACGGTGTATCTATGAATATTGACATATGTAATGGGTATTTATTTGATTCAAACAGCATTTCATATACTTGCTTCTCGATTGGATTTATATATCCGGAATCTGCCAGCATCTTAGTAAATATATTACGACCTGATTCTACGGAACGTTCGCTGATAACTATACGACATTCTGGCCACTCATTGAGTATGTTTTTAATATATTTCTGTTGAGTGGCAAATACCATCGTTTGGAAGGTGAACGACCATTTCAAGGGGTTTTCATAGAACAGTTCGAATATATTTTTTCCGGTGGTCGGTTCTACAACTTCGTTCCATAATTCCAATGGTTCATCGATAAATACAACTTTATCTTGGATGTTATTTCGAACAAAGTATTTTTTTAGTTCGACGAAAAGGGTGGACTTACCTGCACCTATATTTCCTTCGATAGATAGGAATTTGATTTTGTCTAGACTTTTTACAGAGGTGGACATTGTTCTACGAAATATATTCATTGCCGAAAAATCAGGAAAGCGACTGTAAGGAGCTCGTAGGAATATTGAAAAGTCCGGAGAACGACTGTAAGGAGTTTCGTAGGAATATTGAAAAGTCAGGAGAACGAATGTAATGAGTTCTTGTGAATATTGAAATAGTATTACTTCATTTGGTTATACAAGTATGATATATTAAATCAATTTTTTACCCATGCTCGCCGGATTTTACGAAAATCGTACGAGCTCTCCCATTGGGGAGGGGCTTTGCCTCCCCCCTCACTAATGGAAAAACCCGGAGAGCGACTGCATCCTACTTTTCCGGTAGGTTTATGCCTACCCAAAAGTAAGAAGCAAAAGTCCTACTTTTCAGGTAGGCTTATGCCTACCCAAAAGTAAGAAGCAAAAGGGGGTTCACTGGGGGCCTTTGCCCCCAATGGGGGTTTCACTGGGGGGCTTCGCCCCCAATGGAGGAGCTCGTAGAAATATGGTGGAGGGTGTGTCATTTATGTGCGCATATTCCCTTTTTAACGCATTCGCTATTGAGTTGTGTACTTGGAATCTGTTTTTTAGTATAACTCGGTCTATTAGTAACGAAACACGCACTATCACATACCTCTTTCTTATGGCTAGTTAAAGTGCTGGAATCCACAGCCCCTTGTGTTGCAAATTTCCAGTTATTGGGCTTGTATATTACTTTACTATGCGGTAACTGAGAAAGTGTAGTAGTAGACATATCCCCCTCATACAAACAGTGTTGGATTCCTTGTGGCGAAAAGTCGTTGAAATAGGATTGGTAATTTTCTCCAACTTTGTATTGGTTATTGCCGGCACCGTTGCGCAAATAGTGATATTGGTTTTGTTCAAAGGTTCGTGAACGACTTACTAAATAGTTGTTCGTAGAAGAGTGATATACAGAATCATTATTACGACTCAAGTTGAATTTCTTTGAATACATACCCGCACTTCGAACTCGCTTACGGGCATTAAACTCGGTTGTCATACACGATTTACCGTTATTGAAAGACGCACATGCACTTGGGTGTTCTGTAAGATTGTTTGTATAATTTATGTCTAGTGTTGTATTCAAGCACCCATTCGGATTTTTAATGGTAGTAATGAAAGAACCGTTTGGCATAGAGAGGTCGTCGATTTTAGTACTAGTTCTTTGACTAGGGGTGGTTTCATCTATAGGAATATTTGCGAATTCCTTACGGAATAGTTTATGTGGAAGAGGGTTTCTTAATATTTCGGGAGATAGGCTGCTGAAAGAATTGGTATTTTTCTTTAACATACTGAATATTTGAGTGAATGTTTTACCTTTCCATTTGATATAAGGTTGTTGGAAGGTGTTCGAATTGGAATCGAACTTGTATATTCTACCACTGGTAGATATGGTATTTGATTGAGACATATATAACATATAGATATGTTTTTATAGTCAATATTCCTACCAGCTCCCCCATTGGGGGCGAAGCCCCCAGTGAAACCCCTTTTGGGTAGGCCTAGCTTACTTAACCCTTTAACGGTTATACATCCAAATATGGATGTAAACAATATTTTGAATATCACTACGAGCTCCCTTCGGTCGCTCTCCGCAATATAAAAGAAATCCTACGTCGTGGCCTTCGGCCACTCCTCCTGATTTTTCAATATTTCTACGAGCTCCTTTCAGTCGCTCTCCGTAATATAAAAGAAATCCTACAATCTCCCTTTGGTCGATTTCCGGATTTTTCAATTTACAGTTATTTTATAAATACCTTATATATAGTGGTTTCATATTTTATTATATATAGGTAAAATATGAAATTTACAAAAATGACAGAAACGGCAAAAGGTTAAAAGTAGGATTCGGTCGCTCTCCGGAATATAAAAGAAATCCTACGTCGTGGCCGAAGGCCACTCCTACGGATTTTTTATTATATGATGATTGAAAAATCCGGAGAGCGACTGAAAGGAGCTCGTAGGATTTCTTTTATATTCCGGAGAACGACCGCAGGGAGTTCGTAGGAATATTGAAAAATCTGGAGAACGACCGTAGGGAGTTCGTAGGGAGTTCGTAGGATTTCTTTTATATTCCGGAGAACGACTGTAAGGAGTTCGTAGAGATATTGTAACCGACTCGGGTTCGGTAAAAGGTTAAGTATGTATACATTTTCCCAATTCGATAATTTTATATGTAATCCCCAAACTGAATTTATTTTCCCAAATACCCGAAATCTTTAATAAGTAATTTCGCATTTCATTACAAACATGGGAATCTTCTATTTCTTTGATAGACATATTTGTAAAAGTATTAGTATAGTAATGATGTAAGGTTGAACGGGAGGGGGTATGAGATGTCGAACTATTGTTAAGTTTTGATGTATATGGGCCAACTGAAAGAGAGGGTTTTCCAGTAGAGGGACTATTGCTATTATCAATGTCACTTTTATATATTTTAATATTACCACTACATAACTGCGTTTTCAGTTGATGGACACTGGTCTTATTTATTTTATACAACTC